TTACAGAGCTAATCCAAACCGGATCAGCTTTTCAATGAAAGCATTTCTTGTTCCGGATGGAGCGTATTCATAAATGCCCAATCCCGCCAGCATATCAGCAAACATACCCAATATGCTCCATACCTCATCGCAATTCAATCCGCCGTCGACCGGAAGCGGTGTGTTTGGGAAATCTGTAGGATCAATGACATCCAAGTCAAGGTGAATGTAAATATGCCCCGATCCTATCTCTCGGGCGACTCTGAATATGGATTCACAGTCAGTGCGAATATCCTGAACGGAAAGATTGAATAACCCGGATTCTTTTATAAATGACTTTTCTGCATCGTCAAAATCCCTGCCTCCCACATGAATGATTTGAGATGCGTGCAGAGGAAATCTGTTCTCTAACAGTCCAAAGCATGTCTCATCCATGAGGGAATGCAGGGGCATCCCATAAAACAGAGAAGAAACGGATTCCTCCGGCGTATTCAGGTCCCCATGAGCATCGAGCCATATCAGTGTGAGATCTCCTTGATACTTTTCGCAAAGGTATACAATGCCCGGCACATCCGCATCACAACCGCCTCCCAAGGTGAATAGCTTATCAGGGGCATCATTCTGCAATTGCCCGCAGGCTGACTTCATTTGTTTTCGAAGAACATCAAAGCCTTTGATCCCGTTTTTCTTAACCGCCGCTTCCGTTTTATCCGTTGAAACGGAGAGGTTCGTATAGTCCTGACCGTTCATATAAAGGCGAATAATTTCATTTGCTCCATTGAAGGCCGCAAGATCAGCCCCGCCTTGCCACTGCGAATTAATGTATACTTTTTTCATTTCAGCCTCTCGAATCCCGACTTGTTGAGATGATTATATCATATTCAAATGAACAGAACAACAAGAAAACCTCTCTTGCTTTGGCAGACAAAAGAGGTTTTCTTTTATGGCGGAGAAGGAGGGATTCGAATTATAGATTTTGTTTCAAATACAGTAAAATACGGGAAAATATCCATCTTTTTCAGCCCTTATAATCCCTAATACGGCATATAGCGTTAATCGCAGACAATCCCGTAAAGGGAAAAAATAAGGGAAAACATTCACGCTTGAGCGGGTCTATTCAGGTGCTTTCAACACCTCTGTCCTGCTCACAATAAAATTGAAAAGCGATATTGCATTATCAGCATTTCAATGAGATAAATTAGGGGGTAATTATCACTATTATCGCGCAAAAAAGCCGAGTTTTTCCGTATATTCCCATTGTTTGCGCTATAAATACACCACTCCAATTAAACAATTTTGTAACAACAATATAGGTTAACATGAACATTTCCTTCATTTTTGTTATTTTTTTTGATGAAAAAATCTATAGAGACCCCCAACCCGCGCGCGCGAGGAATCTCCGGAGTTGAGGCCACCATCCCGTTCCTCCAAAACGAAAATCTTCCGGGAAATTCGACCGGGGGGTATACCTAAATGCAAACACAGATTAACGGCTGAGGGAAGCCCCCAACCGTCAATTTGTAACGTATTCATAGCAAATGATTATGTATCACCCGTATTTCTCTAAAACATACTTAGATAAATCGCACGGTCTCCCAGCCACATCATATATGGCTGCTATGGTATGGATGCCATACAGAAACGCAACTCGATCATTCGCGTTAAGATGCATATTTATAGCAGTTTCTAACGCATCCCGCTCCTTTTCTGTAATTCTCGGAGTAATCCCATCAATTATACTTTCGAGATCGTGCCCTGTCCGTTTTAACGCAGGGTCTTCGAGCTGCATTTTAAAATACTCGTCGGTTTGCAATGCAGCCTGCATTATCTCGTCAACTAACGCGACGTTCCTATCAGAGCCATTCTTCATCTAACCTTTCCTCCTTGCTGTGGTATTCTTTCGCTGCCAAAAATGAATGCTTCATGCATTTTCTTAGAAGCCTTGTCTAGCTCCGTCTGAATTTTAAATAAATACGATTCAACGGCATATAACAAATGCCTGATGTGATCAGCGTAATGTGGTAAAACCTGTATAGAATCAGTGAGTTCAAAGTGTTCAGCAGCCTCGCGCAGCACTGCCTGAGCAATAGCAATTTCTCTGGATTGAGTTGCAGCAATCTCAGCACAATCAAACAACGTCACGCTCTCCACCCCCTCACGCCACGCAAAAGCGTCTAACCGTAGTGGAGCGGGTGAACGCCGCTGCAACGTCCGGCATGGCTGCCCTGAGAGCTTTTGTGTCGATCCTGGAGCTCTCCACGTTCTTCCACGTGATTTTATACTCCCCGGCTCTCAGCTCCTCAGAATCGCCCATGTGAGCCTTTAAAGCGTCCTTGATGGCCTCCGCCTCCGCGTTGGCTTCATCAATAAGCGCCTGCAACTCTCTCAGCTCCCTGATCTTGGTTTCAATTTCGTGTGTGCTCATTTGTTTTACCTCCTTGATTTATTTACCTTACTGTGTTATTATCAAGGCGGCCGGGGTAAGGCTCCCGGCTCACCTTGTGTGGTGTTTGAGCGGCGTTCTATGCGGGGCGGCCGCTCATTTTTTGTTTTAAGGAATCGGCGGCGGGTGGCTCAGTAAGCTGTCTCGGGCGCGGTGCCCTTTGCTTCTCCTTTTCCCGCTCTCGTCTCGCGTTCTTATTTCCCTTTCGGTACTTTGTCCGCTTTGGCGTTTCCTCTTTTCTATGGTCTTATTATACTGCTATCAGTAGATAAAGTCAATAGTCAGAGTAAACAAATATACTGCTATCATTTTGTCTATTTTGTATATTGCTATCAGTATAGAAATGTGCTATAATACAAGTACAATCGGGAGAGGTGGCGAATAATGTCCCGCTCCAAAGGAGGGTAATAATGGCTATCAAAAGTGACGCACAACGTCGAGCTGTGGCAAAGTATAACGCTGCAAATTATGAGTCTGTTTTCTTGCGTGTCAAGAAGGGGAAAAAGGATATAATAAAAGCCCATGCAGACAGCAAGGGCGAGAGTGTAAACGAGTTTTTAAACCGCGCTATTGACGAGACAATGGAGCGGGACGGAGGTGTTGAAAGTGCCTGAAATCAGTTTATTTTGCGGAATACGGGTTACCATGTATTACGATGATCATAACCCGCCACACTTCCACGCCGAATACGCCGGATATAAGGCGCTTATTGACATTCAAAACGGCTGCGTGATCCGTGGCGCTTTACCGGGCAGACAACTTAAGTTTGTGCTGGCATGGTGCGAGTTCCATAGGGATGAGCTCATGCAGAATTGGGAGCTTGCGAAAGATCAGAAACCGCTTAACAAGATCGTACCGCTTTCCTGAAAGGAGTGAGATCATGTATTATATGCCAAAGGTTGTTCAGGCGGTTGCCGGGGATGACTACGTTGTATATGCTTATTTCGATGACGGCACTGTCCGCCGGGTGGATGTTGCCCCGAAGATAGAAAAGGGCGGCGTGTTTGAGCCTCTGAGAGCCCCTGAGTTCTTCAGAGAGCGTTTAACCGTTATGGGTGATACCGTGGCGTGGGATATTGCCGGAAACCATGACGTGACCGCCTGCGTGGATTTAGACCCGCTCAACATCTACGAGAATTGCCCGGTTGTCGATGATCCGCTGAAAGAGGCTGTATAATAAAACTAAAGGCTGAGAAGATTCATCCTCTCAGCCTTTTGTGTTTTCGGGCTGTGTCCCCCGCCCCCTGGCCTGTCCGAAACCTTCACCGGCGCACTGTGTAAATATTTCGCAGAAAACGCACATTTTAGGCAATACCCCTGAGAGGCGTTTAAATCGCTTCTAAGCGCGTTTTGCTCGTGGGTATGAAGTTACCCCATTAATTAGAGTTATTGATTTTTTCACCAGACTTCTGGGCGTTTTTTCGCTCAGAATTGATTATAGCCGTTCTTCTCGCCTTTTCTTCGTCGCTAAGCTTAATATTTGGGTTTTTACCCAGCCTGAACGGGTAAAGGCTGCAATCTGTGAACGCACAGTTCCGCACATCTTTTGGTCTCCCGCCTACACATTTCAGGCATTTCGCCCGGATAGCTTGTAATGCTGTCATTATGTCAACCTCCATGATCTTCTCTCATTGTTTCTCTCCTCATTGCCAACAGCTCTACGGGAGATTCATGTGACTTTGAGCTGACACGATAGTAAAAATTCGTCCGTAAATCAACGAACTGCTCTAAATCCTTACGGATTATAGGGCGACGCAAGTGTTTCAGGCCGTCATCACATAACTTTTGAGCTTTTTGTGTTCCTAAACGGTTTGATATCTCATCATAGCTCAGATCTTCGTAATATTTCATACGAACAGCCCGCTGTTCAGTCTCATCCAGTTTATTCAGAGCACGCTCAAGGGCATCACGTAACTGTTTCTGGAATATTCTGTCCTCGACGGCTTCAATGGGATCAATGGGATCTGCAACCATATCTCCGACGCTCAGATCCTCATCGCCTTTTATTGGTCTCTCAAGCCTGTCTGCATATCGGAGCGGGTCTTGCTTTTGTTTTTCAGTGCGGTACCCGGTATAATTCGCAAATTCTGTTTGAAGACAGAACGTAAACAGCTTTAAAAATCCGGCCTGTTCCGGCGTTTCGTCGTCAGGCGGTGCATATCTCCGAACTGCTTCACACATGGCTATATACCCGGAATTGATTAAATCATCAATTTCTACAGGCGGATTATCGCCCATCGAAAGTATAACATGATTTGCTTTCCATGCTGCAAGCCGCTTGACCCGCTCCCATAACAATGCAAACGCCTCTTGATCTCCATTTTTGGCGCGATGTACAAGTTCAATCATTTTTCATTTCTCAAGTATCTGTCTACACGTTTTCGTACTCCTTCAGGCGTGTTGCTGCCTCCGACACTATTCGCTACCTGAGTCCATGACAGCCCCATTGCAAAGCGATATGTAAATATCAGCCTTGTTAAACTGTCCTCTATACCAGCAATATAGCGTTCCAGATTAACGCTTTCCAGCTGTGAAAGATCTTTGATGGTCATGTCATCCCTCCGGCGTTATAACCTCGCCGGTGTTCTCATCTACCTCAAAGTCGGCGTATATCATCTCATCGGGCTCTGTAAACATCTCTGCACTTATTGTGGATTTGATAGTCTCATCCTGTGCAATACCGCGCACAAAATCACTCTTGAGCGGGGCATATTTCAGCACACGCTTGAGGACGGTTTTCTTCGCCATCTCGTCAAAATTTGTCTGCCACGGACTGACGCTGCTACCGAAGCTCTTTGAATATCTGCGGGCATGCTCCGTAACATCATCCACGCTCATAACCTCAAAACCATAACCGCCGTCCTTTGTCTTAAACATGGCGTAATAGGCGACGGGCTTACCTCTCCCTTTTGTTGCCGGGACATGCTTGAGCTGCGGATCAAGTCCGAGCTCATATGTAAACTCATCGTTCTCATGCACAACATGAGCCTGAATGATACTTACATCTCCAGAACGATAAGCCAGATCAATAAGTCCCTTATATCCGAGCTGGAACTGTGCTTCCATAGTGCCGTGATTACGGAACGGAATGAGGTAGGCTTGTCCCAGCGCCGTGTTAGGTTCTACACCGAGCTGGGCGGCTGTCATCATGGCGCCGAGGAAACTCTGGGGCGTACACTGTGCGAGCTTCGGATTAACCGAGAGTGCGGACAAAACCATTCTTGTAAAGCGCTCAGGTGTAATCACAGAGGGCAGGGCTTTCGCAATTTCGCCCTCCATTGTTTTGATGTACTGCTGCATGGTCTTTCTGCTGCCGTTATTCTGCAGCGTGCTTTTCTGTGCGGTCTGTATTACGTCTGACATAATTACGCTCCTTTCACTGTGACCTTAAACGGTCTGCTTACTGACATCTTGAAATACTTGTCTTCGATCTTCCCGTTCTCCGCCTCAAAGGACTTGCGGTCAAATATTTTCCGCGGTTGCGTTTTATAGCTAACCGAGGCGTCGTTAAAAACACCTTTTTCGGCGTCCCCCATATACTGCATAATAACGGCCTGCTGCTCATTGAGTACAGTTTCCAGATCCCTGATTTGCTGTTTTACCGCAAGATACATTGTGACATTATCCCCAACCGGGAGCAGGTCAGTAACCGTCCCCGGTTCGCTATCGGCAAAAATCGTCTTGATAGCTTCCTGAGTTGCCTCAGTGCCATCCAGTTCCGGCGGTGTGTCATTTGTCACACATTGCCAGAAATCACGCTCTGCAGCCGCTAGCGCATCTATTTCAGCCTGTTCCCGCTCAACGGTGAACTCAAAGAAACCTTTCCCGAATACCAAAACGCCCAAATACCAACGATCTGCGCCCGTTACCATCATGTAGTGAACGATCTGAGCATACCAATTATCGGGATATTTACCCGCTCTGCATTGTTTGAGAACTTCCCATGAGCTAGTTGTTTTGCATTCTAAACCGGCATTTTCACCGATGACCGCACGATCTATATCAGCGTGAGCGAATGGGTAAAGGTCATTGTAGATAATACTGTTGTCCCGGCGCACTTTCTTACCCGTTACCTCCGTCCAACGATCGGAAACGTACTGTTCCAGATCATTACCAAGCCTTACGGCTTCCACGTCGCTGATGTCGTCCGGAATTATTCTTCCGGTTTTCTCACACCATAACGCATACGGGGAATTATAATCATTAAAGCCCAAAATAGTCCCCGCATCTGAGCCGCCGATACTATTTCTACGTTCTGAGAGCCATTTATCACGGCTCATATCTTTTGTGGACACTCTTGTTATCATGTTTCTACCCCTTGAGCGGGTTGTCCCGCTTATATAGCTTTATCCAGTCCTCAAGCCTCATAGTCACGAGCCACGGCCGCCGGTTACGTCTGTGAAACACAGTCGGCGCTCCGTCCTCAAAGCGTTCAGCGTCCCTAACCGCCTGTTGCATTGCTGTATCAATGTTTAGTTTTTCGACTCTTTTGACCTCGATATGTACGCCAGTGAGCCCCGTTATATCCGGGACTTCTCCGTACGTCTGTGAGCCACCCCGCTTCACATCAAAGCCAAGATTATTCAAAACGTTCACAAGTTCCCGCTCACCGGCGGCGCCTTTACGTTGTGATGTTTTCCCGCTCATACATCACCCGTTAAAATCTCTCTGGCCATAGCCCGCCAAATTGCTGTGTTCTTGACCCTCCGACTTTCTCCCGCCATTTTGATACGAGCGGGACACATCTCAAGCACTCGGTCATAAATTCGCGCATACTGCATTGATGCGGGGCTCTTCAGCTCATCAAGAGTTAAATTTGTGGTCACTATAAGCGGCAAGCCTGAATTTACCCGGGCGTCTATTACGTTAAATACCTGTTCTGCGGCATAAGGGCTGTCCCGCTCAACGCCGAGATCATCGATGACAAGCAGCTTATAATTTCTGAGAGCATCAATCAGCCCCTGTCTGTCCGGACACGTCTGCAGGAGGTTCAACAATCTCGGAAAGCTGGTAACTACCGCCGGAATACAACGGTCCTTCAAGGCATTTACAATCGCACAAGCGTAAAAGCTCTTACCGGTACCAACCGACCCATAGAAAAGGATCCCGATATTATCCCTGGTAACCCGCTCCCATTTATCAACATATCTGTGACATGCTGCAGATGTTTTTTCGTCTGTTCTATCATCCGCGTCAAAGGTAAATCTGCTATAATCAGCTCCGGCAATGCTGTAACGCGCCTGAAGCTCATCCATCCAAGAAGAAAACCGACTTTTTTTCTCCCTCTCGGCCGCCTCTTTTTCCCTCTGCTGCTCACAAATGCATGTAATAGGTACCGTTATTACATTCCCACTGCCTGACGGGATCTCTTTATTTGCCTGCTTTGGATGGTGACAGACCCCGCACATAATCAAACCGGTATTTTCATCTGTGTAATCGTCTATGCTTCGGTTGTCCCGGCTTGTGAGTTTGTTGATTACGTCGTTCATGAGAAAAAGTCCTCCCCATCGTCATAATCTGATGCCGTTTTAACTTCGTGGGTGTTCTTGTTCCGTCCCCATCTGTCACGACTGCAACGGCGAATAACAAGGTTCCAATCCCGCCACTTGTTCTTATTCCCGTTGGATTGAGCAGCTTCATCAATATAGGCAATGCACCGCTTGAGCTCGGTTTCTCCGAGATCATTTAAAAGGCGGCTATATTCCTCATCACTGAGCTTAATCCAACCGTATTGACCGTATTTTTTGCGAGTTAGTTTCTTTTCAAGAGCGGGAGTAGCGGCCGAAGGCGGCGCTATACTCTCTCCTATACTAACCTTACCTATACTATCCTTACCTAACCTAACCTGGGTCTCCCGTTGGTCAACCTTTGGTATACCATTGGTTGTCATTTGGTTGCCGTCTGTTATTTTGACAAGCATCTCAGCGTAAATACTCGGCTTGTATCTGTCTGATCGAATGAAATTGTTCTCACGCCAATCTGATATAAAAGATACCAAATCCTCATTTAGGACTGTGATAAATCCCTTTGACGCCAATACCCGCAAATCATCCTCCGCCGCTCCGGTTGTACGAATTACGGTAAACGCTTCGACAACTCCATCATCATCAGCGGCCATACCTAAGTCATAGTAAAGCAGCCTTGAAGACTGCGGCATTCTAAGGAAGCGCGCCGAATTGACAACTGATTTTGAGAACATTCGTCTTTATGCCATTGCTTTTACGCCCCTTTCGCTGCCTGTTCAACCGCGTCGGTTGTCTTCAAAATTTCGTCCGCTCTGTGCCTCATAGAGCTGACAAATCGTTTAACCTCTTCACTGTTTGCAGCAAGATAGTACCCGCTCGCGTTATCGGACAATATGAGCGCACCGGCGCGGCGCTCCCGCTCGATCATTGAACGTATATCACGCTCATGTAATCCCGTGATCTTAACCAAATGCTTGAGCGGGACGGCCCCTTCTTGTCCGTGATTAAGTAATTCAGAAATGCTCAATTTTTACCTCTCTATCTCTCGCATTCCCGCCCTGGTTGTGATACAATGGGAGCGGGATATGTGGCCGGTTGTCTGTTGCTATGTATTCCGCTGCCGTCGTTGGTGTTCGCTGCACCAATGGCGGCTTTTTATATTCTCGCGGTCTCATGTTCTGCCTGCCTCCGTACCCATTCCCGCAAACCGTCCACAGATACAAGCGTCCTGTTTCCGATCCTGAAGGCCGGGAAGTCGTCGCGATTCATAAGCTCGTAAACCTTTGGCTTGCTGATCCCCAACAGCCGGGCAGCTTCCAGAGCAGATACCGCTAAAGGCTCCAGACTGTTAGCCACTATTCCCCCTCCCCGGAAAGCTGTTTAATAACGTCAAATATCTGTGCCTTTTCTTCCAATGGTAACTCTTTGCGGAGCTTACGGGAGAAATTGCAATCAGCAATTCCTAAAGCATCCGCGATCTGCCAGAGCATTACACCCGCTTTCTTTGCCGTTTCTCTAATGTCTTGGTTTTTCATGGTTTAACCTCCTAATAATTGTTGTTGACAGTTTGCGCACATCTGTGGTATACTCCCATTATACAACAACAAACGTGTGCATGCAAGCTATTGTGGAACAGAATTTATTTTTTCCACAAATTTAAGCAGAGAGGGCATGAATATGGACATGATGACACTGTTTTCAGAGCGATTAAAGGCGCTTAGGGAAAAAGCTGGGCTAAATCAATCCCAGTTAGCTGAAAAATTGGGCGTTTCCAGAGGAAGTATTAGTTTCTATGAAAATGGGGACAGAATACCGGATATAGTTTTTCTACATGGGGTTGCCGAGCTGTTTCAAGTGTCGGCTGATTGGCTGATAGGTCTGAGTGATACAAAAACTGTTGACGCAGACTTAAAAGCCGTATGTGAATATACTGGGCTGAGTGAAGAGGCGATTTCTTACATTTTAGAAGCGGATGAATTGAAAAAATCGCTTTTATCTCAAATTATATCTTCCGATGATTTTAATTTGTTGATGTATTGCATCGGTAATCTTTGTTATCAGATGATTTATCTAGAGGAATTATATAGCGAAAACCTTCTAATAGATTTTGATAGGCAATTAATGAAAAACGAATACATTTTAAAGGCATATCACCAGTTAAATGTGGTTTTCGGTCTTAAATATCCCGAAGAAGTCTTAGACGAAGGTTTAGATACAGCAAAAACCTATCTTGACAACTTAATTAGAGGGATTACCGGATATAACGATTTCCTTAATAAGCTTGATGAAAAATTACCACCTGAACATAAAGATAGGGCAAAGACGCTAAGTGAAAGTATAAGACAAATACGCTTTTTCCGTGATTATTAGAAATAAATAAAAGAGATTGAGGAAAAGCCAACCGTAGAATAAAAAAGTTTCCGTCTGGATCACCGGGGAAAACAATATTTAATAATTGCTAAGGAGACAATAATATGTTTTTTTATAATTATGACCCAGAAGATGATACAAAAACTGAAGAATTAGTTGAGTATGGTGCACAGACTTTTGATTGTATCAAACACTATACAGATGATGGCCAAGAGTTTTGGTTTGCCCGGGATCTTCAGCGAGTGTTGGGCTATTCAGAGTGGCGCAATTTTCTTAATGTAATCAACAAAGCAAAAACAGCTTGTGCAAACAGTGGCTTCAACCCAGATTACGATTTTGTTGACGTTAACAAAATCGTGGAGGCAGGGGCAACCCACAAAGATATTGGGGATATCATGTTATCTCGGTACGCGTGCTATCTCATTGTCCAAAATGCAGACCCAGGCAAAGAGATAATTGCACTGGGACAAACTTATTTCGCCGTCAAAACTAGGCAACAAGAATTGATTGAAGATTATGAGTCTCTGTCTGAAGATCAAAAACGTCTTGCAATACGCAATGAAATGATCGAACATAACAAGTCGCTGGCTGAGGCTGCGCAAATGGCAGGTATTAGCGACCCAAAAGACTATGCGATATTCCAAAACAAGGGATATCAGGGGCTTTATGGTGGTCTTGGAATGAAAGATATACATGCTCGGAAAGGTCTAAAGAAGAGTCAAAAAATACTCGACCACATGGGAAGCACCGAATTAGCTGCGAATCTATTCCGCGCCACACAGACTGATGAAAAACTGCGCCGGGAGAATATTAAAGGAAAAACCGCCGCAAATCAAACTCACTATGATGTTGGACGTAAAGTCAGGCAGACAATAAAAGAACTTGGTGGAACAATGCCTGAAGACCTTCCAACACCAGCGAAGAGCATAAAGCAAATTGAGCGAGAGCAGAAGAAAAAGGAGCTAGAATAACCAAAAACCGCCCCCGGCGCTACCAACACCGAGGACGGCAAAGCAGAAAATAATGACAGTCACGACACTATAAACCGCGCCCTTATTGTACCACGACGGGCGCGGCAATGGCAAGGAGGAATTACCACATGACAAAGAAAAGAGCCGCGCAAGGGAGCGGGACGATAAGAAAAAAGACCGTTACAAAGAACGGCCAGGAATACACATATTGGGAGAGCCGCGTCACCATTGGACGCGATCCGGGCACCGGCAAGCAGATACAGCGCAGCTTTACCGGCAAGACTCAAAAAGAGGTCAGGCAAAAGATGCAGGCCGCCGCAGTGGAGCGGGATAACGGAACGTATCAGGAACCGGCCAGAATAACCGTCAGTGAATGGCTTGACACATGGGAGGCTGATTATTTGGGCGATGTAAAGCCCTTCACAAAAGCATCATATCATACACAGACCACAAACCATATCAAGCCCGCTCTCGGAGCTGTCAAATTACAGGCGCTCACAGCCCCGCAGATTCAGCGGTTTTATAACAGCCTCCAGAAAGGCGAAAAACCGCTATCAGCTAAGACCATAAAGAATATACACGGTGTGCTTCACAGAGCGCTTCAACAGGCCGTTGACGTTGGTTTTATTCGGTATAACCCCTCCGACGCCTGCAAGCTGCCCCGCATCATAAAGAAGGATATAAAGCCTCTGGACGAAAGCCAGATCACCGCGTTTCTCAACGCCATTAAGGGGCATCGATATGAAACGCTGTTTACCGTGACGCTGTTTACGGGGCTCAGGGAAGGTGAGGCACTGGGTCTAAAATGGGATTGTGTCGATTTCGACAAAGGCGTGATACTTGTTGATAAGCAGCTCCAGAGGGAGAAGAAAAAGAACGGCGAATACATTTTTGCATCCCTGAAGAATGACAAAGCCCGAACTATTACACCCGCTCCGTGGATAATGCAGATACTCAGGCAGCACCGTAGCGCTCAGATTGAGCAGCGCTTCAAAGCCCGTGAGTTGTGGGAGGACAGCGGTCTTGTGTTCACCAATGAATTAGGTCATCATCTTGCCATTCATACGGTGTACAAGGACTTTAAGAAAGTTGTTGCCTCTATTGGCTGCCCTGACGCACGTTTCCACGATCTCCGGCACTCTTACGCCGTGGCATCTATCAGAGCGGGCGACGATATAAAGACCGTTCAGGGCAATTTGGGACACGCCACCGCCGCCTTTACACTGGACGTTTACGGACACGTTACCGATCAGATGAAACAGGCCTCTGCAAACAGAATGCAAGGCTTCATAAAAGACGTTTTGAACCTGTAAAGGGAAAACTAAAGGGAAAACAAAACCCGCTCAAACTACGCTGTGAACAAAACAAGCGCAAAACAGCATATAAACAAACAAAAAAGCCTGAACTCATAACGAATTCAGGCTTTTCTCATGTCAATTGGGTACGAAAAAGATGGATTTGCGTTTTTAATAGATGGATTCGAACTCTCGAAGCCTTTTGGGGAGAAAAAGGGATGTCCGCCCCACCTTATGACAGTAGCCATAAGGCGGGGCGGTAAGTGTGGAGGAGGTATGAAACAATCACAGGAGTTGAGTAACTTCAAGTCCTCCGATGAAGACTACTTTGATTTTATCTTTGGATTCGACAATCACGCTCTCGAGTATCTGTCTCACGATCTGATCGTCATAGCTGATCGGGTGATTAGCCAAGGCTTCTATAATCGTGAAGATCTCATCGAGTCTGGATTTTGCGTTTTCACGTTTTTGCTTTGTATCTTCGATACGGTCAAGCTGAATCTGGAGCTTTGCTTTCTCATCCATGAGCGCCTTTGCTTTTTCTTCATCGAAGGCTTCGACATTATCGGCGGCGATGGCTTTGAGCATCTTTTGGAATTCTGCCTCAATCTCTGCAATTCTGATCTGAAGGTCGAGGCTGTTGTCCTCTGTGGTTTCTGCCGATAATCCCATTCCGATGTGCAGCTTCAACGTTTTGAGTACCTCGGCATTCTGCCTGGCAGTTTGCATCACCGCTTTCATGATTGCTTCTTGAAGGACGCTTTCCTCGACACTTGGGGAGTCATGGCAGTATTTCTTGCCATAGTCAAGGCGGTTGATGCATCGCCATACAACCTTTTTCTTACCGTTGGCTGCCCAGGTGCATCTGCGATATGGCGTTCCACATTCTCCGCAGATCAGAAGTTCTGTGAGTGCGTATTTGCTGGAGTATCGGCCTTGCTCAGTCTTCGTGCCAACCTGTTTGACCTTCCGCTTTCCGCTCCGTCTTGCCATTTCCTCTTGCACTCTGCCAAAGGTGCCGGAGTCGATGATTGCGGGATGATTGTTCTCAACGTAGTATTTCGGACGCTCACCGTTGTTGATCATGACCTTCTTTGACAGACAGTCTCTGATGTAGGTCTTGTTGAGTATGGCATCACCCTTGTATTTCTCGTTAGTAAGGATGGATTCAATCGTCCCTCGTTGCCATTGACCGATGCCGGAAGGGGTCGGAATTCCATCATCGTTGAGATCGTTGGCTATTGTAGCGAGGCTGTCTCCGGCGAGGAATCTTTCGTAGATCCTTTTGACCACAACGGCCTGTTCGGGATCAATCTCGGGCTTTCCGTCAGATCCTCTGCGATATCCAAGGAAGCGTTTATATTGGAATGGTACGTTTCCTTCTTTGGCACTCTGTGCCTTGCCCCAGCGGACATTGGCGCTGATGTTCTCCGATTCGCTTTGAGCAATGGAGCCGTAGATCGTGATATAGAACTCAGCTCCAGGCTGAATGCTGTGTATTCCTTGTTCCTCGAAGTACACGTCTACATTGTGTTCTTTCAACATCCGTGTGTGCTTCAAGCAGTCGAGAGTGTTTCTTGCGAAGCGGGCTACAGATTTGGTGATGATCATGTCGACCTTTCCCTGTTTGCAGTGCCGCATAAGCCTGTTGAAGTCATCACGTTTTTTGACGCTTGTTCCGGTGATGCCCTTGTCGGCGTAGATGCCGACCATCGTCCATCCGGGTTCTCCGTTGATCTTATCCGTATAGGCTCTGCGCTGAACATCGTAGCTGTTGAGTTGATCCTCCTGCTTTGTTGATACTCGGCAGTAGGCGGCGACACGGAGTTGTCTGTGAGCGTTCTTGACTTCCTCTTGTAAGTTTATTGTTGCGGGGATGGTATGTACCACTTTAGGTGGCGTCACTTGAGCTGGTGTTTGCATAGTCGGTCTGCTCCTTTCGTATTTCTTGATCATTGATAAGTATGATGCTGACTGAACCGCTCTCTGCGAGCCGAATCAGCTTGACGATTTTATTGGTCAGCTCTGAATCGAAGCTGTCAAGGATGTCGTGCTGTTCAAGAGTGTTCTTCAGCTTGTACTCGACGTATGCCTCATCTCCAATCCGCAAGTAATCAAGGGAAACCCGCTGATACAGCTTCTCTCGAAGAGCATCTTTGTCGAAGTCATACCCTTCAAGAGTTCTCGCAATCTCATTGTCAAGGCGTCGTTGCTCAATGGATGGTTCTGTTTGACATGGCTGTGCAGATTGGATAATCTCCGGATTTCGAATCAGCCCATTCTGAAGGTCGAGGATGTCTTTCATCAGATTCGCATCTTCTTTTTTGATTTGGATGTGGCAGTGATTGCAAACCCACTTCTGTGTGCATTTGCATCTTGTATCCTGTAAGCGATGCATCGGTTCGCCGCAAGATGGGCAGATAACCGGGACTTTCAGCAGGTAGATTCCAGACTTCCGATCCGTGTCCGTCTGTGTGTTGCGGGATGCTTTTCGGCTCCGCAGTCTTTCAATTGTTGCTTCATCGAAGACCTGTGGATAGGTGGCATTTCCAAGGTAGCGGTCATCATCCACAATCCTCATGATCCTGGCTTTATTCCAGGTTATAACGCCGGGGGCGAACTCCACCTTGTCCGATTCCAGCCCGTTGGCGATCTGCAGAAGCGAACGTCCGTCGAGGTATTCGGAGCAGATTCTTTGAAGCGTATTCTGTTCGTCGGGATTGATGACGATCTTTCCTTCTTCGAATCTGTATCCGAAGGGTATGTTTCTGTTCTTCATGTTCGTTTTCACCGTCCTCTCATGCTATAGTTTCGATAAGTTTAAGCCCGCCAATCAGATGAAAGGCAATTTCTGACTTGCAAATCACGGCTGCCTTTTCAACAATCTGATCGAACAGATCTTCATCGAATGCATCTGTCGGCTCATATTCATCGAGGATGCTTTTCAGTTCCTTGAGTTTATCAAGCTGTTCGTCACCTTCGTCCTCGGCGAGTTTCTTTTTTCGTTCAGAGCGCAGGGCGCTGATTCTATTGTTAATCTCGGAAGACTGTGCCGAGTAGTCAGAGCCGTTTAAGATGCCGCTTGTGTGCAGTCTTACGATGACGAGGTTCCTGGCGGCAAGGTCGGCAACTTCCTTGTCGATCTCGGCGATCTTCTCGTGGTTCTCGCTTGTCTTGCTCTGCATGACTTCGATGTCCCGAATCAGCTCACCAAGGATTCTCTGATGGTGTTCCTTCAGCTTGAAGAGCATTCTGCTAAACGCTTCGTACACATCTGATTCGGGCATCCGCTGGCTGGAGCAGATCGTGGCACCGGAAGCTCTGCCGGAGCACATCCAATAAGCTTTGCCTCTGACAATCTGTCTGCGATACGTCCGACCGCAGTCTGGACAGCGAAGCATGCCGGTCAGAGGATAGCTGGTTTTCTTCCCGCCGACGTTCTTCTGACGAGATTTTTGGAGCTCTTGTACTGCGGCATAGGTTTCTCTGCTGACAATGGCGGGATTGGCGTTCTCAACGTAGTACTTCGGACGCTCTCCGCGATTCTTGACCTTTTTGAACGGGAGCGTATCCGTGGTGTACTTTTTCTGAAGTAGTGCATCGCCCATATACCGCTCATTATTCAGCATGTAGCTGATTCCGAAAGCGTACCATATTTTTGTGCCGTAGCGTCTTGGGACGCTTTCTTCGTTCAGCTTATTAGCGATAGCTTGCTTTCCGTAGCCTTGAAGGTACATGGCGAAGATTCTTCGAACGATTGCCGCTTCTGCTTCATTGATAACCATGCTGCCGTCGACAAGGTCAAAGCCGTATGCCGGAGCACAGCAGTTGAACTCACCGGATTCCATCCGCTTTTTATAGCTCCAACGCATATTCCCCGATATAGACTCGCTCTCTTGCTGAGCGGCCATACCGGGGAATGTTACGATCATTTCGCTATTCAGTTTGTCAGTATCGATGCCCTGTTCTTCGAAGTAAATGCTGACGTCGATATCTTTGAGAAAGCGGATTGTTGCCAGAAGCTCTTGGGTGTTTCTCGCAAAGCGTGATACTGACTTTACGATGATGCGGTCGATCAAGCCCTTCTTGCAGTCACGAATCAGTCGGTGCAGTTCATCGCGCTTGTCCATGCAGGTGCCGGTGATGCCTTCATCAGCATATATATCAACCAGCTTGTACTGAGGATGTCTTCTCTCGTAGTCTTTGTAGTATCTAATCTGTGCGGCGAAGGAGTGAAGCTGATCTTCGCTGTCACTGGATACTCGGCAGTAGGCTGCCAGCCGTATGGTTTCCTGTGTCTGTTTTTTCTCGGCTGTGATTTCAATAATGTTCATTGAGCTTTACTCCTTTCTGCGGGGCTGCCCGCTGATTTGCCTTTCGGCAACACAAACAGATACCACAAGAGTTCGGAAACATCCAGCGAAAATCGGAAGATTTTTCGGA